ATAGCTTTTGCTTGGCATCGCAGAACAAACAAGAAAAAATGTCAGAATGATAATTAAACCTCCATATTATGATGTTGTAAGGGTATCATATGTTTAGGGGGTTTTGTTGTGGTTTTAGCATAAAACATTCTCAAAAGATTTAATTGCCATGTTAGGTTAGTTGTGGCATTATGTATATCAGGACTAGATAAGTAAATTTGCGAGGTGCTTTATTGCGATGGAACATACAAGACCGAAAGCACAAAAGTGTTCAGGAAAAAACCACGTCATAGTAAACGGCACATTGCTACAGATAAACAAAAAGTGGTCGCATCTAAAGCAGAAACAGCGTGACTGGATTTACGAAACAACGAGGTCTGAGCATAAGAAATACGTAGAAGAAAAGAACCGGCTCCCCATGAAAGCCGGAAAAAGAAAGCTTATAGCCGCAGTTGAAGCAAAAGTTGACAGTCGCGGCATCTGGCTTCCATTTGGCGAACTCGAAAATGGCATCGGGAGGTATATAGACAGGCTGAACAGGAGAACGACTGACATGGGCGATGCTCCATGATTGCTGAAACAACAATCATGTTTTGTAAAAAGGAAAAGCGCAGCATGTTTTGAGTGCTACGCTTTTCCTTTGCCATCGCATGGCGGTTCCTTCACGCCCGCAACTACTATGTTGCCGAGAAAATCATGGACATTGTAATATTCGAGTGATATCCCTGACAAGCACACGCCCAGTGGCAAAAGAATCCGCTTTGAATAGGCACTTTGCATTGTGGTCAAGCATTGAGCCATCATGCCAAACATCAGAATTTACAGATACATTGTTGTAGCTATTTTCCTCAGTATAAATCCTCAGCTCTGCCTCTTGGCTTACAAAGTTTCTGTCATAATCCACGGCAAGACGGCAATAAATAGCCGCTGCAACTTTCTTTTTCATGCCTTCGCTCCTTTGATATTTTGGGCGACAAGCCCCGGAATATTCCAAACAATCTCAATGCTTCCGCTGGGATAAACTTTTACCGTGTCTATGAACCCGTCAACTGCTTGCTTGGTAAGTTTGTTCTCTTTGAGAGTATCTGCGGCTAACTTGTGTAAACTTGCGTACCCGTCCAAGGCAGCAGGCTGCTTTGCATTTGCATGGCTGTTGTCTGCCGGGAACTGATACCATTCGTCGTATTCAGCACTTTTCTGTCTGTACTCATCCACATCAATCTCGCCGAGCATCAGGCTTTCGTAAAGCGCACGTTTTGCATCGCCAGCTCTTGCAAGGCTTTCACCGGTACAGGTGTTTGTCGTGACTTGTGTTGATTCCAATGTGGTAATATCGTGGAGTTGCCTGTGTATTTCGCGCAGAACTTCGGACTCAAGCTCAGCAACCGACTTTCTTAGCATATGACAATCCGCATCAATAGCTGCCCTAGTGAACCCGCAGTGAAAAGCAGCGTTTCGGGTAGAACTGAGTGCCATTTTATGCCTGCAACAGCCACAAATGACTTTGCTTTTGAGGGGGCTGATAGTAGCTCTTTTGTGGGAGAGATTACTTGACCTTCTATTATTGCGATTTTGCTCAATTTTAATCTGCACTGCATCAAATACAGCTTTTTCAACTATTGGTGGGTGATGGTTCGGTATACGAATCCACTCAGAACTTGGAACACTCTCAGTTTTTTTTGAACCGACCTCAACACTTCTTGCCTTGCCTGTTACATAGGTACCGATATATTGCTCATTGGTCAGAATGGATAGGATTGCTGAACTTACCCATAAACATGGGACTTTGTGACGTTCCTTATTTTTCTTAGAAATGTGCCTATACTCTGATGGTGTAGAATGTTTTTCGTCATAGAGTTTCTTTGCAATTTGTGTGAGACCGTTGCCATCTACCGAAAGTTTGAAAATATAACGCACTGTCTCCGCTGCGGCCTCGTCTATTTCAAGTTTCTTGCCTACCTTTTTGTAGCCGAACACGCAATTTTTAGTTACGAATTCTCCCCGCAACGCTTTTGAGTGTTTCGCCGCCTTTATCTTGCGTGACAAATCAAGGCTGTATTGCTCATGGATGAGGTGCTTAAAAGCAACCTCAAGACCGCCTGTACTGCCCTCATAATCGTTAGAATCATAGTTATCCGAGACAGAAATTAAGCGCACACGGTACAGTGGGAACACTCGCTCAAGGTAATACCCTGTATCAATCATCTCACGCCCGAACCGTGACAAGTCTTTAACTATAATGCAGTTAATTTGTCCCATTCTGACAAGCTCAAGCATTTCTTGAACAGCGGGCCGTTCAAAGTTCATACCGCTATGTCCGTTATCGACAAACTCAATGACCGAAGTGGGGGCAATCTCCATGCCTGCGATAAACATGTCTATCAAAAGACTTTGGTTTTCAATGCTCATGCTGTCTGATTTAGCATCCTCCAGAGAGAGACGGATATATTTGGCAATAACGAAATTATCCCTCATGACGCACCTCCAAACCCCCGTTATCCACTCTTCTGCGGTTACCGCCGTGCAGCCTAAGATGTTCAGGCACATAGTGGCGCGACGTGCAATACTCGTCTTTGAAGTTGAGCAGCACATCGAAACTTTTGTCGGGACTTACTTTGATTTCGGAGACGAGCGCTCCGATAATCTCGGAGGTGAACTTTTCATTGTCCATTGTGTGCAGAAAAGCATCCAGCATATTTTTGTACTTGCCAATTTTTTTACTTACTTCATACTGGCGGTTACGTACTTCGTCGGCCTGCCCACTCAATGATTCTATTTCTTTTTCGTAAGCTACCTTCATGCGCACAAACTCATTTTGGTCAATCAGCCCTGTCATCAAATTCTCGAAAAGGCTTTTGAGCATACGCCCGTCCTTGTCTAATCCCTTGTTTATTTCCGTGAGCTTAGCCTCGAATTTATGCGGGTCTGCGGATTTTTCTATTGTGGCGCATCCACTCAATAGAACTTCCGCCTGTTTACGCAACATTACCAGCAGTTCTTTTACAAGCTCCGCTTCTTTTACAGAAACTACTGTACAGGCACCCTTACCATATTTGGTCTGTGACTCACAGCGAAACCAGTATATGCCGTCCTTGTTCTGGCGTTTTCGCTTCATGGCAAAACCGCATCCTCCGCAGAATATTTTGCCCAAAAATATGTTTTCTGAAAATGGCTCAGTTTTAATAGATTTAGCTAGTTCATTTGCATGAGCAAGTTTTTCCTGCACTGCATTAAACATATCAGTGGAGATAATGGGTTCGTGTGTGTCATGCACACAAATCCATTTTGAGCTATCAGTCTCCACTTTCTTGCCGCTGATTTTTTGTGATTTTCCTTGAACCATATCACCAACGTATACCCTGTTTGTGAGTATTTGTCTCACCGTTCTGTACTTCCAATATTTAACTCCCATCATTTTATCGCTATTAAGACCCTTGGTATAGTTGCTGTGTCCGGGTGATTGTATGCCACTGTCGGAGAGCCGCCGGGTTATCTCACAGGTGCTGATGCCACTATAAGCCCACCGAAACATTTGCCGTACAGTAGGTGCAGTTTCTTCGTCTATGATGAGCTTATGGCAGTCGTCGGGGCTTTTCATGTACCCATACGGGGCAAGCCGTCCAATGAAACGTCCGTCTGCTATGTTCTGACGGTTTACTGAGCGGCATTTACGCCCTATGTCAAGTGCATATGACTCCGCAATTATGTTTTTTAGCCCTATAAGAATCCCACCGTCACCGTCCAGACTGTCGTAACCATCTGTTATCGCAATGAATCTAACACCCAAAGTCGGTAAGACACGCTCAAGGTAATACCCGCCGTCAATCGCATTTCTTCCAAAACGCGAGAGGTCTTTCACGATTATGCAATTTATTTTACCGCTCTCTATATCAGCCATCATCCTTAAAAACCCCGGGCGGTCAAAGTTAGTGCCTGTTTTATCAGTGTCGGAGTAAATTTCTGAAAGCCTGATACCGGGTGATGAAGCTATGTAATTTTCTATGATGTTGCGTTGTGTTTCAATCGAATCACAGCCTTTGCGTTTGTCGTTGCCTGAGAGCCGCACATACCCTGCGGCGTTAAACAGCGTTTGTATTTCTGCGCTTGGGGGTTCGGGGTTGTCGTATAGGTGTTTTCTGCTTTTCCTAGCCATTACGCTACCTCCTTTGCGACTGCGCAGGCTTTTTCAAACTCAGCCTGATAGTTGAATGTTATCTGAAGTTCGTATTTGCCGATAACACGGATACTTTGAATCAGGCTTATGACCATGCGCCTGTCAAGTTCCGCAATGTCCGCAAAACTTTTGAAATGCTTAATCCAACGCAGCCGCTCGCTTTTTCCCGAAAGTGCATCGTCATGGCGGCTGAGAAGTGTGGTTATTGCCGCATTCAGCAGTACCTCATCATCGGTATATTTTGCCTTTAGCGATTTATAGTCTTTTTGCGTTATAATACCCTCAACCAGTTTCTCATATAGCCCATTTTTGAAATGCAGTATCTGATTGAGCTGCCGCTTATTTTCATCAATCTGCGCAAGATATTCCTGTGCAATGGCATTTGCCGCATACTGTGCATCGCTTCCTGCAAGCATGGCATCCACCGATGCTATGTTTGCTATCTGTGCCTTGACGCACTCTGTGATATGCCCGTGAAGTTCGTCCTCCCTGAGAGTTACAGCATCTTTGCATCCGCGCTTTTTGGTGGTTGGGCAGTAGTAATATTTGTACTTTATGCCTTTGTGCGGCACGGTTTTGCGTGTCATCCTGCCGCCACAACTTCCGCATATCAGTATGCCCGACAAAAGATGTACTGCATCCCCGCCCGGTGCCGTGCGTGTGTCGAGCCGCATGATGCGTTGCACCAGTTCAAAGTCCGAAGTGCTGATTATGCCATTATGCGCATCTTCGATACGTTGCCACTGCGATGCGGGTTTATCTATTATATCCTTTATTTTGTAGTTGAATGTACTCTGCCGTCCCTGAACGAGTGTACCTGCATAGGTTTCGTCATGCAGTATACGGATGACTGTATTAGGTGACCATTTTGAGCCGTCCTTGTCGGCATAGCCGCCTTTTGGGTGCGGCAACCCACGGTCTTTTTTATACTCAAGAGGCGAGAGTACGCCGATATTGTTCAGTGTTTCTGCTATTTTAAGTGCGCTCAAGCCGTCAATCTTCATGCGGTATATATCACGGACGATGCCCGCAGGGTACTCGTCAATCACAAGACGGTTATGGTTGTTTTCATCTTTTTTATACCCATAAACGGGGCAGGCTCCAACGTATTCGCCACTTTCACGCTTTGCATGTAGTGCCGAGCGTATTTTTACTGATATGTCGCGGCAGTATGCATCGTTTAGGAGTGTCTTTACCGATACGATAAGGTCGTCGCCATTGTCGCGCAGTGTATCTATATTATCGTTGATGGCGATGAACCGCACACCATATGCGGGGAGTATACGTCTGAGATAGCGCCCCGTCTCGATATACTCTCGCCCAAAGCGAGATATGTCCTTGACTACGATGCAGTTGATTTCGCCCTGCTCAATGTCTGCCATCATCTGCTTGAATGCGGGTCTGTCGAACAATATCCCCGATACGCCGTCATCCACCCACTCTGAGACGGCTTCAATATCTTTTTGGTTTTCGATAAAACTGTCTAATTGTCTACGCTGATTTGCAACGCTCTCACTCTCATTGTTTTTATCGTCTGTGTATGATTTTCTTATGTACTTTGCTGCTTTGTAAATTATTTCTGACATGGCTGATGCGCTCCTTGAATATGATTTCCAAAACCCATAAATCAAGGTGCGCAGTCTGACGTTATTTAGCTACTCTTTCTCAGTAGCCATCATAGCGTACCCTTTATGGATTGTAAAGTGTGCCGTTTGCTCAACTCATTATCTGTCTCAAACAATCTTCCAGCGGAGGGCTGCCCTCGGCATATCTTGCCCTGAAAGTGAACCGTCCGCACTTGAAGTTGTAGGGGTCTTTGATTCTACGTACATAATCGGCAAGCCGCTCCTGTTTTGGAAGCTCTGCATCTACCGACACATTGCATATATCCACCAGTTGATTGGGTTCTGCTAAATTTTGCATTTTTGCCTCTTTTCTCAAAAAATGCACCTTTTCCCAACTTGGGAAAAGGTGCAAGCTACTTACCGAGCAAAAGAACTCTTAAACTCGGCATACTGCCGCCTGTATATGTAGGAAGCGCCGAAAATGTTACGTGCCGCTTTTGCGGTATGCGGCTCAAACCGCTTAGTAATCTCCAGTTCCTGCTCTGCCCGGCTGTTGCAGGGGCAACCCACACAGCCTGTGCGTTTCATTCCGTAGATTTCATAACAGTCTGAATAGCGTATATCCCGCCACAGTTTATATATTGCTTTATCCTCATCAGTCCAGAACCATAGCGGTCTGTAGCTGTCAGGGCTTTGATTGCTCTGCGGCGTGAAACAGGAGCTTATAGAGCCTGCACGTCTCCCGCCCTCGGCTCTGCGCATACCTGTTATAACGAGGTCGGGTTTATACTCCCTGTGAAAATCGGTTGATGTCTGCTTCTTTGTGTAGTAGCAGCACCTTTCAGATATTTTGAATGCAGGCGGGTTAGCAATGACAAATTCACGCAGCAGTTTATACCGCTTTATATCAAATATTGACGTTCCGTTTCTGCTCATCGGACGGCGGCTGAAATACCAATCCAGTGCGGATTTACACCGTCCATACTTTTCGGCTGTTGCATTTTCCGCAATATCCGACCAGTCGAAGCCGTGCCTTTGCAAACGTCCGAATACATCGCTGACATCCTTTGATATGAATGGGATGCCATGTTCCCTACAAGCAATGGGGATTGTCTTGCGCGGTTTGCGGCGGTGGATTGTAGCGCCGTATTTATGTTCCAGTGCATCAAGATGCTGCTTTGTTGCGGTGTATTCAAGTCCTGTGTCAAAGAACACATAAGCAAGTTCACAGGAATCGGATTTGACGAGTTCAAGCAAGTCCATGACAATATCACTATCCGAGCCGCCTGATACTGAAACAGCGCATTTCGTGTGGCTACTCAAGATTGAGTGTGCTTTGAGCAACGTAGTGAAGATGTTTTTATTATTTGGCACTGCATCAAGTAGCGCCTTTATATCATTCATTGTGGTTTACTCCAATTCTAAAAGCCGCACCTTTTCCCAACTTGGGAAAAGGTGCAGGCAATAATGATTGCTATTCAGTTAAAATATTTTTTCGTCTTTTTCTCATCAAAGAATGACTCTACTTCTGAAATACTGTCCGTCACAGGATAGTCGGGCAGTGCGGATAACACAATGCCCCTGTATGCGCCGTTTTCATCCACCCTGCAATCGCAGATGGCTATAACGCAGGTGTCGGTTTCAGTGCGCACCCCGCGCCCGCTGCCCTGCAATGTCTTTATGAGCATATCAGGTATGATTACATTATCCTTGAAATCGCGCTCTGAATCATAAAGTGTGCGTTCATATTCATTTATTGGGTCGGGCTGTGGGAACGGGAGCTTAACTATAATCACCATACTGAGCGCATCGCCGGGTATATCTATGCCTTCCCATAATGCACCTGCTGCAAACAGTATGCCGTTGCCACTATTTTTGAATCCCTCAATCTCTTGTATCGCACCTTTGCCCAGTCTGAACATCTGATATGGCAAGCTGCGCTCCTTAAGCAGTTTCCATACCATGTCCATAACACTGTAGCTTGTAAACAGGACTGCGGCGTGACCGTGGGATGCCCTGACCAGCCTTTCAACTTCATCTGCAATGGCATCTATATATTCAGTTTTGCGCCTGTCGGGGAACGGTATACCTTTGCTTAGATAAAGCAGGGCGTTCTCACTGTAATTAAACGGTGAGCGTTTGCTCGTTTCCATAACACGCAGACTATTGATATGGCAGATTCCCAGTGATTTTTTAATGCGTGAGAAGTCGCCGCCTGCCGATAGCGTACCCGATGTGAGTATAGTCGGCATACCTTTGTCCCATAGGTCGTCATGTAATCTGCGGTCAAGGTCTTTAGGTATGGCGCATAGCTTGTAGCCGTTTTCAATTTTTTCAAGCCAGCATATGAGGTTTTTATGCTTTAATAGTGCGTTTGCTCTGCTTTGGATGCCTTCAAGACCCTGTAGTAACTGTGCTTTTACTCCGGCATATTTTCCTGTAAGTTCGCTTATAGCCAGTTTTTTAGCTATTTCTTCCGATATGTCGCGGATATTCCGTAGGCATCTTTCAGATGGATTATCTATTATTGCGGCGAAACGTTCAGGCTCGTCCTCACATTCCAAATCGTCCTTTGGCGCATGTTGCATAAGTTTACGGAACAGCTTATTGCTTTCATCAACAAGTTTTGATGAAGCTGTTGCCATGAGTTTTTTTGTTTTGCCGTATTTGAACTTGAGGCAGTCAGATATTGATTTTATTTCATCAGTTGACAGGCTTGAGAACTCAACGCCGTACATGGATTGCGCTGCTTGCAGGAATTTATGCGCTTCGTCTATGACGAGGATTTGGTAGTTGGGTATGAGTGGTGCCTTATCGTCACGCCGCTTCAATGTGTCGGCGAGCAGATAGTTGTGGTTGCATACCTGAATGTCGATTTCTGCGGTCTGCACATACTCACGGAAGTTAAGGTACGGGCATCCGCGTTTATACGGGCAGCTAATGGCACAACGGCTTGGGACTGATACTTTCTGCCTTATGTGCGGTTGCAAACCGTCCACCATAGCTAAATCAATCGGGGCATCAGGCAGCAGCAGTTTTTCAAGTATGGTTCTCGTATTATCATCATGCTCGTTTCGTATATGCGATATGAGTTTGCGGCGGCAGACATAATGCTCACGTCCTTTGCGGATAACCGCTGTCAGCGGAGTTTTAATGATTCCGCTTTCAAGCAGCATCCTTGACAGCTCAGGGATATAATCATTAACAAGTGCGGTCTGTAGTGCTATGCTTGATGTCGCTACGAGTATTGGCATGTGTGCAAGCTCCACGTATGGTGTCCCTGTGTGGTAGCTCATATTCAAATTACCGCCCAGCCTGCCTCGCTTCGCTATAATGGAGGGAATGAGGTATGCCAGTGTTTTGCCCGTGCCTACTTCGGCTTCTGCCAGTGTGATTTTCCTTTTGCCAATAGCTTCAAGTATATGGCTTGATAGCGCTAACTGTTCGTCACGGACGGTATAGCCGTACTTCGGAAGGGCTTCTTTGAAAGCCGCAGTCAATATATCGCGGCAGTTATCTATAGTTGCATTATCGCCTGCCTGTCTGTCTGCTTCCAATCTGCCCGCTCCTGCCACGTTTGAGAGTCGCATCTTTTCAACCATTACGTCAACGCCTGATATCGTCAGTGGTGTTGTGCGTTTGTCGATAACTTCACGTCTGCCGGTTTTGAAGTTAAATGCTGTGTAAATGAAGTTTTTACCTGTGAAACGTTCAATCAGTATGCATCCGTGAGCAGTCAGCAGCGGCACTGTGTTTTCTGATATTGGGATTGGGAGATTTTTTGGGATTTTAAGTGATATTTCCCGGTTAATGTCTTTTTTCATGAAACCATGCCTTTCTAGGTATTCGGCGGCTCTGTGATAGGGGCAGGTGAAATAAATGATAAATGTACTCCGTACCCCCATAGTCAGAACCGTCGAGAGTTGTAATTTATGTTTGACGATTAAAGTATGTCTTGCTAATGTACACACCCTATTTTTCTCAGTACCCGGATGCCGGGGATATTCAGCGGGCTGTAACTATTACATCACACACGGAAACTCTCATGGGCTTATTCCATCCCATGCGACTGCTTCCCCGGTTTGCGCCTCCGCGCTGTCCGGCCCTAGTTCTCTTAGGGGAGTACCATTATCACCACCATGACGTTTATATGCCCGGCTTTGCCTGCTGTATGCGGTCCCCCCATTAGGCTCTGAGGCTCATTGGTGGGGTATGCCGTAACCCGGCGGCGCAGCGTTCGCCCCGTGGGGCTGGGCTGTCGCCGCTTGGCATACGGCTCAAAGCGAAGGGGCGCTCGCGCCCGTTATGGGCGGTCGTTGCGCGCGGCACGGCGGTTATCGTACCCGTTGCTCGATATGACCGGTTTGCGCTGTACATCGGTATTTGTCAAGATGTGCGAGGGTAATGAAAAATACCCTCTACTACTTACAGGAAAGTTATGGGCGTTTGGCCGAAAACTTTTTTACTCTACTTTCATCAGCTTTCTCAGTTTGACAATAACCTTGTCCCTGCGGTAGATTAGCGTATTCCGTGGTATGCCAAACTCTTTCGCAGCTTCACGCTCCGATTTTTGCTCGTAATAGTATTTACTCAGCAAAGCTCTTTCTTCCGTAGTCAGCCCTGCAAGAGCTGTGCAGAGTTCAGCTAAGAGCATTTTCCTTATGCAACCTTCGTCAATGGGCGTATCTTCGGCAACAGCTTCAAAACCGTCGGCTAGAAGCGAATCAAGGGAACATTCCATTTCAATCCGTAGCTTACGTTGCTTGGACTCACGCCATTCGGGACGGTAGAAGGCACGGTAAACTTCCTCGGTGACATAGACCTTCTCGCCATTGAGCAGCACATATCTCTGCTTGTCCATCCGCTTTTCCTCCTTTCTTCAAAATTTTTGAAAAAAGAAGTAGCGGAGGCCCGCGTATTGGATTATTTGGGGACAATTTGCTTGCCCGGTCTGTGGTATAGGTGATTTCAACCACCCCCCGGATTTAGAAATCAAGCCGGGAGGGAAGCTGTACATATCAAAATATATAAAACGCCCGACAAATAGTTTTTTGCTATTTGCCGGGTGTTTACAAATTTATACTTCTGCCCCACTTACTATGGTGGGGGTTTGTGTACACACAGGTCAATAGATGCACAGAAATTTAACAACTTTGAAAAGGTTAGTATTTGCAGGCGGTTTCAATGATGCGCAAAAGCGGGGCTTTTCGACAAAGGGTTTGTGTGTTAGAACCTTTGTCCCCACGAAAGCCGTTCCGCAGGGCGTGGTGGGGTATTGCCGGATTCCTTTACAGATGCCAAAACCTGTGTTAGATAGTTCTCAGGGTCAGATATGCACATTTCATCGTGAAGTGTGATATTGTACACAGGTCCGCAAAAAACCAGCCCGTTTTTCTCGGCGTATTCACACATTGCCGATGGCAACTCTTTTGGTTGCCCATAATAGCCGCGGGCATAACCCACCACATATAGCCCTGCTTTTCTGCGGTCTTTCCCACATGGGTCAATCGAGAAGAAATGTGTTGGTTTCGACGGTGCCTCAATATATTCATCTATGTTCTCATAATATCCACCCATAGGGAACGCAAGGTTCAGCCTTGGCTCTGTATATGTGCCGCAAAAGCGCATAAGTTCACGGTAAAAACCCTCACTGCCTGTGTAATCATTTTTGTTGCCGAGTATGATTCGCATTTC